TTTACAAGGTCTACGATAGCACGAGAGTCTAGTGTTTCACCTGCTCTGGAGCCGATTACACGGTCTATATGGTCGTGCAACTTGATAAGAGGTGCAGGGCCTGATGCAACGCCTCCAAAGCCCTTTATAGGGGCTCCTAGGGGTCTAATCAAATCATAACTAAACTTTTGAATACTTTGATTTGCTCTGAGGTAAGAGTTAATTAGAAGTCTGACTGACTCTACCCATCCCTCACGAGTGTCTGGAATTTCGAACACCTGTTCTGGTTCTGTTGGGGCATAGATTAAGAAATGCTTGTCCTGTCCTACTGTGTCAAAGCCAACACCAATACCTAACATTAATGCATCCATAACCCAAGCAAATAAGGCTCCTGGATCATTTTTGTCAAGGTCCTTGGTAGATACCATTGCACAGTTCTGTAGTGCTGCTGAGTTCTTTTTTTCCATTACCATAGGAGTTCCAAATGCCCACATGCCTCGTCCTGGTGGTGTCCACTTTAATTCAAACATTCTTTGGAATGCTTCCTGTGCAGACTTCTGAGCCTTGTAATCATTCCAAGGAAGACGATTTTCTTTAGCGTGATTCTTCTGTACTGAGTACATACCCTCGATTACACGACGACAAACTTCATGCCAACGTTCTTTAGTTCCATCTTCCTTCATGCGAGAATAAGTACGGATAAATGTAATTTCTCCTAAAGAGTTTTCTGCTGCATCCTTAAAACCAAAAGGGCTTGGAGCAGAAATATACTTATCTATAAAATCTTCTGGAAGTCTAAAACTAAAAAAATCTGACATGTGTATCGTCCTTTCAAAAACGGAATAGTCTTAAGTATAGCAGAGTTTTTAAAAAAGTAAAACTCTACCTAAATGTATTGTTGAGAGTTATGTAAAAACTAATTCAATAATAGAATTAGTGAATCCAGTGTTGTGGTACCATAATCTTTTCACCGCTTTTAACTAAGTGAGCAGTGTGATGATATGGTGGTGATGGAGGAAATACAATAATACTTCCTGCTTTTGGCTTAACTGCAAATTGATATGCTGCAGGATCTGCATTTGCAAAATCTGAATCTGGAGTTGGACCTTGAATAGGACCCTTTGGATCTCTGATTGTAAAAGAAATTTCTCCACCCTCGTAATCATCGTTAAGATACATTACGAAAGAAACCTTAAGTCTTTCATCTCCTTCTTGCTGATCAAAGTGTGCACCCATAAAGGTTCCAGCCTGATACTTTTTAATAGGATACATTGGAAACAGTTTTGGCTCTTCTGTAATACCGTGTGCTGCAGCATAGTCTCTTGCCACATCATCAAATGCTTTTTGTAAAGTGTTATAAATATATTTATCTTTTTCATCAGCATCTGGGCTTAAAGCAATAGTCTTATCTGTCCCATAGATATACTCTTGTCCACTACACGCCATCCACTCACCCCAAGGATCCTTGTTGTCATTCTCAATTGCTTCAACAAGTTTTTTTGGGTCTTCGATTACGTTTGTGTAATAGTAAACCTTCTCTTCAAGTATTTCTCTGTCCATGGTCATCTCCTAGTATTTATTATTTTTATAAAAGTCTTTTACCTTTATAAATCCTACAGTTACATATCTAATTGGGCCTTCTCCAACATGCGTTACTCCATGCTCATATTCTTCATTTCCTGGGAAAATAAGAAGAGATCCTGGCTTTGGCTTTGGTGTTATTCCTGGCTTGTTTTTAAAAAATAGTGTTCCTTCGTTGTAGTCATCATTAAGATAAAGTATAGCAGCATATCTAATTGAAGGGTCGGTGTGTTGATCTGTATGACTTTTTAATTCTGTTTTAGGCTGCATTCTTTGAAGAGTTGCAAAACCTGCAAGTTCTAGAGTTTCATCGGCCTTATCTATCAAGTCTTGAATTCTTTTATGCATTGCTCTTGAGAGATTGCGATTTGAAATATTTAAATTTTTGTCATACCAGTTATATGTTATTTCAAACTTTCCTTCTTTTACAAGACTGTCTACATCGTCTGTTCCAAACTTTTCTAGGCAAAATCTTTTTAAACTATTTCCATACTCAACAGACCAATCTTCTTCTGGAGTATCTTGAATTATTAACAATATCTCTTCTAACTCTTCTTTTAATAGAAAATTTTCTACCATCAAGATCTCGTCCTTGAGCACTTGAGTAGTAAAGCCAGCCTCTTCTAATTCCTTTTTTAAAAATACATTCATTTTAAAGTTCTCCTATCTTGTACTTATTTCCATCTAATCCTATTTTATACCCTTGTTTTAATAAATTTTGCCACTCTGATCTTTCAACTTCTTGTTTTTCTCTTGTCTCTTTCATCTCTGCAGCCCAGGCATCTCTTAATTCTTGTGGGTATGCATCCTCTTCACGATCATCCCAAAATGAGCCAATTGTATATCTTACTCCACTTTCAATTAATGAGACTTCGTGCATATTGTTAAATCCACCGTCGAATACAGCAAGCATTCCAACCTTTGGTTGAATTTCTAAATCTTGTCCTGGGAATTTAAGAAGCCCTCCCTCAAAATTATCATTAAGATATAGGAACCCTGCATAACGACTTCTTGTAAATGCTCCAGACTTTCCTTCAGCATCTGTGTTGTCTGAGTGTATTCTTGCGTATGCTCCTGGTTCCCACTTTTGTGTGTGGTATCCAATCTTAGAAATTATTTTTGGGTCAAGATCATGAACTGAAGCGATTGCTTCTGGCATTGTTTTTTCAATGTCTGAAAAGATAGTTGGAGATAGGCCAGCGTCAGCGAGTTCTTGATCGTTGTCTTGTGGAAGAACAGAAGAATATGACTCGTAGAATGATATGGGCATCCAAGAGATTTTTCCGTTCTCTGCCTGAGCATCTAACGCTTCTATCATTTTTTGACAAGTTTCTTCATCAATAAAGTTTTCGTAGACAACAATATCTTTTGTTAGTCGTATCTTATTTTTTAAATTCATTTAACCCTTACTCCTTCTGGTATCTCGTGCCTGTTTGGGATTGTCTTTACATACTCTTCGTGAATGCTACCTTGCATATCATACCACGCTTCTTTGCCAAATTCTCTTTCTTTTTCAAACCATTCTTCACTTCCCACGCTGTATTTTCTCCAGTACATCCTGGAAAAGTACTTTTCTTTTTTAGAGGAGGGGAATACCCCGTGTAGATAAACTGTGTCATTCTTTGTTAGAATCTCTGGGTGCCCAGAAGGGAAAAGAAGCCAATCTCCTGCTTCTGGCTTATACTTAACTAATTCTCCATTTACAAAAAAATCAATTTCTCCGCCAACATAGTCATCGTTAAAATAGGCGTTTGCAGTTATTCCAAACTTATATCCTGGGCTAGGAATTGGCTCTCTTATAAAGTCAGAGTGGTATGTCATAGACATTGCGTCAGTTATTTCTTCATGATACTTGCAGATTGATGGACCATACATTTGCCACAATGGGACAATGTCTCCTTCATATGTTTTTATTTTTTCATCTTTGTCAAATCCAAACTCTTTACCATATCTAGATAGATAGTCTTCTGTTACTTTATAAAAAGACTCTAGAAGTTCTATAATAAAAGATTTTTCATCTTGTTTGATTTCCGTATTAGCCTCAATACTTTTTAAATTTTCAAGATTAAACTCTTTGTTAAAGTCTGAAACAGGATATGACAAATACTTTCCAAAATGTGACCACTTTTCCCATTGACCAAAAACCCTGTCCTCTTTGTTATCTGAAGATCTTTTAAGTATCTCGTAATTTTTTAATGGATCTTTAAACACATTTTTATACACAAGGATATTTGGGTATATCTCAACTACAGTAAATCCTGTATCTGTCACGGCTTTCTGTCTCCAGTGTGCTCTGTGATCTCCCAAAAGAATGGACAGGTGTATCTAATACCACTCTTAATTTCTGTTACTCCGTGAACATAGTTCATATCCCCTGGGAAAAAATATGCTGCACCCTTCTTAGGTTTAAACTTTACATCCTGTAGTGGGAAGTATAATTCTCCACCCTCATAATCTTCATTTAAATAAAATAGACTTGAAAGATCATAGTTTGGGAAATCATTTGGGAGTCCAGCATCTGGACCCTCGTGTAGTTCCTTATCTGCGTGAGGGTTCTGAAACTGTCCTGGAAGCCATCTAACGATAGTTGTACCAGTGGGGGTAACCTTTACCTTGTAAAACTCCTCAACGATTGGCTGTAGCCTCTGAAACAGTCCTGCAATAACTGGCGCAATTGTAGGATCATTTTTTTCTAAACTTGGCTGAGTTGCAACTCTATCTTTCCAGTAATCTGAATCATAAACGACTGTTCCATTTTCATTTACGTGGCTTTGAGTTACATCCCAAATTGTTAAAGATTTAGCAGCCTTTTCTAAAAATTCTATTTCTTCTGGGGTCATAAAATTTTCTAATTCAACAATCATTTCTTTGCCATTACCAAACCAGCCAGAAGGGGTCAGCGAAGGCTTTCTAACTACAACGGAAGCATCTTTATTATTCATAATTAAATTATATCACAGGGTTTTGCCCTATAATGTCCTCTCTATCTCTAGTTGTTTTAAGAATCTATCTGCGTTAAATCTCCAATTATCCCTTGCAAATGAAGTTACAATTTTAAGACAAAGTTCTTCATAGTCCTTTTTTTCTAACTTATCTTTAATTTGATGTAGCGCTTCAACTGTATCTATGTAGTTCTGCCTAACAAAAGATGGGTCTCCTGCGTGGTTTCTTTTTAAAACTTTTGTAGTTATACTGCCATCGGGACAATACAGAGATACTGTAAGATATTCTTTTGCAAATCCAGCATCCTGGTACATCTCGTACCCCTCAGTTGCTTGGGCTAAATTATCAAAAGATATTATTGATCTTACGGGAACTTCTCCATCTCTTGAAACGGTTATCATATAGTGACCAACTTTTCCAGCCTTGGCATTAAGAGTATACTCATCAACCATTGTGGAGTGCAAATTGTTTATTTCGTTCATAACTTCCTTTAAGTTGTTTGATCGTCTACATAAAGTTTTAAGACTTTTACTTCGTGTGCTCCAAGAGTTTCTTCTTTTTCATTTACAGCATTTCTATACCAGTCTGTCCACTGATTTGCTTTATTGAGTTCTTGAGCAGCATTTCCATAGGAAATGTTGGCCTCCACTCTTTTCCTATCATCATCTTTATAGTCTACAAGTTTGATAGTTGTTTCATTTAGTTGTGTCAAAGATATCGGAATAATAGTAGCAACTGGAGTTCCAGCCTTTATAACTACCCTTTTGTTTGCAAGTTTTGCTCTAATTGCTAGCGGAAGTGGATTGCCATAGAAAGAAGTACTAATTAAGCAAGACATTGTTTCAAACTCATCGCTAAAATAGTTAACTGGATTTATGGTAAGAATACTTACGTCTTGATCTGTTTTAAAAACTAAGCCCGTATCCATACTGACCGAAGACTGACCTCTTCCAGAATATGCTCTCTCTGGAGAAAATATTTCAACGTGATCCATTGACTGATCTGTTATTCCATCCCAGGTAAACTCTATGTCTTCCTTACAAGATAAACTATAGCCAATAACATTTGCCTGAGTTACT